TATTAGAAGCCTAGCGAAAATTATATTTGATAAATTAGTGCAGATATTAAAAGATGCTGTTGCGGATTTAATAACAAGAGTCATCACAGCATTATTATTAAAAGTGTTATTAACAATTGAAAACGCTTTATGTAAAGCACTCGAGGCTGTGGGCAGGTTTGCCGCCGAAGCAGTCAAGGGTCCCGATGCGAATTTTGGTGGCATGATGCGTGATCTATTTTGTGATGACGGTACAAGTGATTCTGATGTCGACGATTTAACATCAAGTTTATTGACAGATGCTGGAATTACAAATACAAAATTACAGAACTTGGCAAAAAATGCAACGGCAAGCGATCTAAAGAATAAACATAAAGAGATAACAGAAACAATTGCAAGAATCTCTTCTAGAAGAGAATTGGAACAACTCTTGGTTGCCAATGACGGAGAGCAAGATATAAACACATTAAAAAGAATCTCCTCCACGATTTCACTTAAATTCCCAGAATTTGCAATATTTTTTGATGATCCGAGCAAAGTCGCTGCCATATTTAGCAACATTGGCAACAGATTGACTCCTGAACAACGTGCTAATGTTAGAAATGGATTAACAAGGCCCGGTGTTGATGTACCAGTTGATGCTTCTGTTTGTTTAACCTCGGCACAAATGGACGAATGGAACGATAAAAGAAAAACAATTTTAACCAATGCCGGGATGAATCCAGTCGAAGCAGAGGATTATATAGCAAAACTCAATGATCGTGCCGCTGGCGATTTACTTGATTTGGCAGATGCATTGGCCAAAGGACCAGATCAAATACTTGGCGATGCAATTGAAAATGCTTTTAATCCAAATTCAAACGATAAAGGCCGATTGAACGATCCATTCTGTCCTCCGACAAACGCTTCTTCAATTGTGGCTTTGGACACAGAAGAATCATTACAAGAAGCAGCAGAACTTGCCGAAGGAACATTTAGATCTTTGGCTTTTGCATTTACTAATGATATGATCGGAAAGACAGATTCTTTCTTAGATAATGTATTAGCCGATACATGCAATTTGCCTCTTCGAAGACACGAACAAAGATCAAACAACTTTGTTTTCCAAATCGACTGGGCCAACTCACAAGAAGATTGGGATGCAAAAAAAGAAAAATTCTCAACAACTAAACTTGGCGAAATATATTTTGGTGCCCTTTCGAGCGAAGAGCCTATAGGCGTATTTCCAGAGACAGTTGGGATTTTAACAAAAGAAAAACTAGATGCAAATGATTTTGCAATTGATTTCAAAACAACGGAAAAAGTTCGTCCTCAATCAAAAACAAAAACAATGGACATTGGGCTTGGCTTGAAAAACGTTAATGTCAAATATCGTAGAACATATAGAAAGGAACCTGACCTTATTCTCGATTTTTTTAATGATAAAAATGAAGGTTGTCGATTTGAATATGAATTAATGTTCACAAATTATGAAGATGGCGAGATCAAAATTAAAAAAGAGTTAGGTTATCGGACATTTGTTTATTATTATGGAAACGAATATGAAAAAACATTCTTCGGTAAAGACGAAGAAGAAAAAGATATTCCCTACGATCGACTAGAATACAAAGTTGTCAATACGGTTGGCATCTCGGGCACTGGCTCCGCTTTAGTTGAACAACATGGTTCAATTACAGAAAAAAGTTTACAAGAACTAAAAGTTCCATATCAAGGAGTTTTGTTCTCAAATTATATCAGTTCTATTCTCTCGGCTTCTGGGCACTCTGCGCTCCCAGTTAAGCAAATAGCGAAGGACTCATATAAAAATTATATTGAGTATCTCTACAAAGGTGTCCTTAAAGGTCTTAATCAAAAGTTAGATGGAACGCAACCTGAAGGTTATGACTTCGGGTATGTAGCAAATAACCTGACACCAGACGATGTGTTGTATGTAAATCCTGAAGCAACATCTGACGAGAGCACTTGGGAATATACATACGACGAAGAAGAAATGGTTCTAGGTAAATCAGCCACAAATAACGAAAGAGTCCACTTCTTGGATCCTGCAATCTACGGCGGTAGTTACAACAATCCACCGTTTTACATCGAACCGCAGAAGTTTAAAGGCTGGCTAGGAATCGCAGCAGCGCTTGTTCCGGAGTTTGATGGATGCAAGCCTAGACGAACTGATTTTATTGGCTTGAAAGAGTTGGCTGACAATGTTACAAAACTTGAGCAAGCAATTCCGCCTGATTCAAGATTAAGTGAGGATCCTGATTGTATCAATCACACGCCATTTGATAAAATATCCGATCCTTCAACGCTCGCTTATTTGGACACCACAGTCGCAGCAACAATTAGAATATATGCAGCCGAAGCAATGGTGAAATCAATGCCTGTTCTTTCTCACATGAGATATTCTGATGACAATTATGATACTGGTTTTGCCTCTGTAATTGTAGAAAAGATGGAACAAGGATTATCTGAAACAGAGGCACTTATTCCTATATTCGGAGGAAGGGTTCAAAATTATAATTATTGGCTTCTTTTCCTTGAATGTGCTGTTATGGCACTGGTTCGTAAAGTTAAGATGGGCGAAATTGAATCTAATTCAGAAATTGATGAAGCAAGAGCAATTATTGACAAAGCCCAACGACGACATTTGTATCCAAACAGAGATGTTCTTAAAATCATCAAAGGTCACGGCTCCTCTATTGAAAGAATCAAAACTATCAATCCTGCTAAAATTGACGAAGATTATAAAAATCGACCGAGAGTGCGGCAGGTTTTAAAAGGCTGCTATATTGCAGGATACCCATCGCTCGCTCAGAAGGGCGTCGTAATTGATCAGACAATTGATTTTGATCCGCTTCTTTTAACTCTAAACGGTGCTCGATTTGCATCACACATAAACACAATCTATGATGTGAGAAGACAATGTAAGATTCTTTTGAAATATCTTGTTAGTCACGAAATAAGTCAAATGATGTCAAATCTAAATGAAAGATTTGATGGAAGTCAATATATTTATGATTTTTATCGATATACACTGGCTTTACCAGATGTTTATGCTAAAACTACTTTGAAATCAGGACTTACAGAGACCGAGGCCCCAATTACGGAAGGTGAAATATCATATGGATCAGTTCCAGATGTTGGTGATGTTAGCTCTGTTGATCTCACAGCAGCCGGTGGTTTCGGTTTTTATATTGAAAAATACATAAGAACAGTCGAGAAACCACAAGAATTTTATTCTGATAGTCCATTTTGGGCGAATCCTGATTCCGAAGCTGCGCAAATTATCAAGAATATGCCAAATTCTCTTAAGGGCGTTTGCAATATTAAAGAGTTTGGAGAGTATTTTTCTCAAGCAAAGGATCTTTTTGACGAAAATGTCAACATTTCAGATATATTTGGTGATGCTTCAATTAGTGAAGGTAGCGATACATACCTTGGATCTACAGGCTTGAAGTTCGGTGTTCGAATCATAATGGTACCCGATGCTATTCTTGCCGGAAAAATAAACGAAGGCGAGATCGATGCCAAATTTGCTCGAGAAGAAAAATCATACAACCTACAGTCAATCCCTGTTGCATCGTTTGAGCAAGATATTCCAGACATTAAATTCAAAGAATTAAAATTTAATAATCCAACTCTGGATGAAGATCTTAAATGCTACATTGATAATCTTGTGAAGACTGATGAGTTTGTATTCCTTATGGATTATGTGTTTGGAATTAAGAAATTACCATCTATTCTGTTGACATATGTAAATGAGGCTTTTATTCAAGCCGTTGGCGCTGACGTTGAGAGAGATGTCGACAACATTATTGACCGTTTTGATGACGCTTGGAAGGGAGAAGTTTTGTCCGACTCCAAGAGAGAATGTCGTAGATTATTTGCTGCCTTCTATCGATCCGATGATTTTGAAGTACCAGAAGGCGATGATGGCAGATCATTGGCAGAAATATTTGAAGATCTGAAGAAGGGAAGCATTTTCGGAAGACCGGATCCATCGATGCGCTGGTGGCGTAGACGCCGACAGCGTGGAAGACCATATGATAAAGACGGAAACGAATGTGCGGGAGAGTTTGGCGGACTATTTAAAAACTAGAGGAACTTATCATGGCTACAAATCCATTTTGGAATGAATTATCACAATACGAAGACATTATTCAGGGACCTTTGCTAAGTTCTCCGACAGATCCTTTGACCGACATAACCGATCCAAAAGAACAAGTAAAGCAGAATTTTAGGATTCTTTTGTTGACTGCACCGGGAGAAAGATTAACTGATTCTAATTTTGGAGTTGGTATAAAAAATTATTTATTTGAACTCGCTAATGAACAAACTTATTCAAAAGTGAGAACAAGGATAACAAATCAAGCTTCTCAATATATGCCTTATATAACAATAAATAACCTAAGAGTTGGACTTGCAGACATAGACTCGCAGGTCATGAGAGTTATAATAAATTATTATATTCCTAAACTAGACCAACAAGATCAAATAGATCTGTCATTTCCATTATAATTCGTTTATTGACTAATTATAAGTTGAGAGGGTCTTTTAAATGGCTAAAAAGAAAATTGTTCCAATAAATTACACCAGTAGAGATTTTGACTCTATTAAATCTGATTTGGTTGATTACTCTAAAAGGTTTTATCCAAATAGAGTTAATGACTTTTCAAAAGCATCTTTTGCCTCGTTGGTATTAGATAGTGTTGCGTATGCCGGCGATATTCTATCATATTATTTAGATTATCAGGTAAATGAATCATTCCTCGACACGTCAATTGAATTTGATAATATCCGCAAGCATGCCAATACTCTAGGTTACAAGTTCGCAGGAATTCAAAATGCGTATGGAACAATTGCAATGTTTGTTTTAATTCCCGCAAATGCAAATGGAACAGCACCTAATACTTCTTATTATCCGATTGTAAAGGCCGGAACAACATTTCAAAGTAGCGGTGGAGGCTCATTTATATTAACCGAAGACGTTAGATTTGATGACCCACAGAACGAAGTTGTCGCAGCACGGTTCGATCCTACAGATGGTGCAACAACTTTTTTTGCGGTTAGAGCATACGGTCAAGTAGTTTCTGGTCGATTTGAAACTGTAACATTTGATTTATCTAGTGAACCATTTCAAAGATTTAGAAAATTAAGAGTTGGTGGCACTAATATATCTGAAATATTTTCTGTTGTTGATGGAAACGGAAACAAATATTATGAAGTTGACTATCTTTCACAAGAAACTGTATTTATAGATACAACTAATAAAAATGCAGCTAGTGATAATGTGAGAAGCATTTTAAAACCTTTTGTTGCAACAAGAAGGTTTGTTGTTGAACAAAATGATCAAGGCACTTTTATGCAATTTGGTTTCGGCTCGGAAGAAGATGAGACGACTGGATTAGTCGATCCTGCAAAAGCAACTGTCAAAATGTATGGGAAAAGATATGTAACAGATAGATCGTTTGACCCAACACAATTAATGAGAACAAACAAATTAGGAATTTCTCCCGGCGGGACAACCTTGACTGTTGTTTATAAAGTAAATGATGTTAATTCAACAAATGTTCCCGTTAATGCTTTAAATACTGTGTCTTCAAAAATTATTAGATTTGATAATCCAGATTCTTTGACACAAGCAACCCGTTTAGCTGTAGAACAATCATTAGAGGTCAACAATGATGAGCCTATTTCACT